TTTTACTGATTCCCTAAGCCGACCAAGAATACTATCTAAAGAATCGCCCTCCTTTATAATGACCTTAAAATCCTCGGCTATTTTTCTTAAAAAAGGCGCTTTCTTGCCGAGCGATAACTGTGCCTGAGCGGCGGTTATTTTCTTGACAAAATTCTCAGCATCACCGCCAGAGGCGCCAAGCTTTGAAAATAAATCTTCGGTTTCTCTAAATTCTACGGGATCAATGCCCAGACCTTTTAACTCTGCCGTCTGTTGGCCTAAATCAAAAACAGTGTGGGTAATCTTAGCTAGTGCCGCGCCCAATGAGGCCACGCCCGCAAATCCAGCCATGGCACTTTTGCCCATTTCTGACATTGACTCACTGGCATTATCCATTCTTTTGCCAGCAACACCGGAATTCTCAGAGACTTTTTGCATCTCGTCGCCAGCATCTTTTAGGGGCTTTGTGTTCCCTGTGAATTTAAAAACCGTGACTATTTCATTAACTGCAGCCATTATAAACCCCGTATAAAGCCAGCCGCGTTATCAAGGCCGATGCTACTAAATATCTGAACAGCTTTATCTTGCACTACTTTTACACCGTCGCTAAGTCCCTTATCAATAGCAGACTCTAGCTGTCCCTGCAGTGTAGTGTTCACGTTAATTTTAGCCTTCTCGCCGTCAGACTGTTTTTGTGAATCTCTAAACAGGGATATATCAGCAATTCTAATTTCTTTAAAAGTCATGGTAAAATCGCCCGTGTCACCGTCGTTTGTTTCAGTGTAAGAAAAGCCTGTTATAAGGACTTGTAGTTGTACGCGGCTTTTATTCTCAATTTTTATAATCTTTTTACTATCGTAAATCCTCTGTATAAATGTGAAAAACTCACTCTTAATACCTACTGTGGGGGGTTTATCGCCGGTTATTTTGTTGAAGAGTCCTTCTATATCTTCAGATATTCCGGTGCCCCCCACTAAGCTATCAAAGGCGCCTTTCGCATTAGCTAGGGCGGATTTATTACCGACTAAATCATAAAGTCCTCCGGCATTTTTTACGAAAGATGTAGCCGAGTCGATTACATTTTCTATGTTGCCTGCTTGCTCTTTTATTTTCTGAATTTGAGAAAGTGTTCTTGCTGGCAGGTAGGGAGTTGCTTTATTTAAAACTTTCTCTAGTACAGTTCCTAGCCCCGTTTCTGGCGTCGTTTCAATAAAAATATCAGCGACCTCACCAGTTAATGAAAAAGTTTTAGGCGCATTTATAATCGAGTCTTGAACGGTGGTTAAATCTTCGCAAACGATATCGGGTGCGCTTGCTGAGAAATTAGTGCCCTCAGAAATAGCCACAAACATACTAAAGCCATCAATGCCGAGATACTGCTTATCGTCATTCTTTGGAAGATCTGGCGATACCCAATTTAAAAACTTTGCTATGCTGTCGGCCATTATTTTCCCGCTTCATTGTCGATGATGTGCTGCTCTATCGTATTTCTGATTTCTTCATACTCTAAACAATCTAAAAATGCCTTAGTGTCCATTTCTTCAACTTTATCAAGGGAACCATAACCGGCTTTAACCAAGTAAAGACAAGAGGCCATGTAATCAGAGAGGTTTGTTTTTTTTACAAATTCCTCCCTGTGCCTCTTGTACCTAAAGCTAAACTCTAAAGGTTCCCTTTCATAAAAGGATAAGAGAACACCGATAGAGCCGTGGTAAATAAAAGAAGATAATCTTCCCCATACTTTTCAAAATGATTGTCAATTTTAGCCAAAGACGAATCATTATAAAGCATATTTGAAAACATTAACTCTTCAATTCTGGTTTGATCGTCAGAGCCCATAAAAGAAAAATCTTGATTACTTATCTTAAATCTTATAGAACTCATATAGCCGAAAACCTTCAGCCGCTTTCGATGATTTAATTTACAGATTTTATAAGAGCGCCCGTTCACTTCAATGCTTGCATCATTGTAGCAATCTTTAATTTTATCTAAAGGGCTCTTTTTTTCTTCTTTCTCTTTCGTGGGCTCTGTATCCATATTAAGCTCTCACCGCTCTATTGAATTGAATTGTGTAAGCCATGTCTTGGTTTCCATCAACATTGTTTCGTGTGTCGGTCGGCTGTGCCGTGATAGTGCCATCCTCAAGCGTGTAAGTGGTTATAAACTCAACGCCATCCTTTGTATAGTTTTCTTTCACGGAGCCCTTAAACAAGACGGGGACAGCTGAGTTTTTCTGAGAGTTCATATATATGTCATCATCAGAATACTTTGGGATGGTGAAAGTTAAATCATACACGTCTGCATCTGACCGTTTTTGTATATTAAGTCCACGGACTGAGCGATTACGTGATGCAAGTTCGTTGACTGGAGTCAAGGTTAGCGCATCGCCATCAATGAAATCATTAAACATCCGACCATTTAAAACTAATGTGGTCGAATCTGCTAGAAGTTGAATTGTAGACATTTTTTAATCCCCTATAGGTTCCAAGTTATAATAATATTTGCGCTATGGAAGGCACCAGCATTCTTGACGGCATTCTGTAAGACTGGAGTTTTACGTTCTACGCGCTCAGACTGAGGCTGTTCAGAAAGTGGAAGCGCAAACCAGTAATAGCCTTTTTCTTCAATATTTCTATTGAATGTGTCCACGTCGCCGAATCTATCCGGTAAAGTCCACGTCCCAGGAGCGAAGACGCCCGCCTTAACATATCCTTGAGAAGTTTTTTCAAGGCCATCAAGTAGGGTGTTTAAGCCTGGTGTAGTCTGTGGAATTTTTGTGGTAGTAGTGCCAAGAATATTGAAAGCATCAGTTTGAACTGAATCAACATAAGCCATTAAATTATAGACATTATCAGTAAAGCCATTCGCGCCACTCGTAAGAAGCTTCGGAACTGTCTCTTTAAATATTGTGTAAATATCAAGGCCAACAGTTTTGGCGGCAGTAATCTCACTTTGGCTGTAATCCTCGGCAACAACGCTCTTAATCTCTTTCAAGTGCATTGTCTGAGCTGTATTCTCACCAGTGAATAAAACAGTGTGATTGCGTGACATATAGCCAACTGCAAGCGTTCTATTGCCCGCTTTACTATAAAGCATTCTATAGTTAACTTGACCGGCAAGCTTAATAACCCAAACTGGATTAGTAATGTCGATAACCAAATTTGATGCAGCGCTAAAAACATCATATTGCATGACCGCGTTAGCTTGTCCCCAGGTTGCTAAGTCTTGGGCTTCTTGGTCTGTGGTGTCATCGATGAACACGGCGCCTTTAATATTTACAGCAGCTTTTACCGCAGAAATACCCTCTACCTTAGTTTCAGCCGATAGTACTGAGGCGTCAACACCTTGAGTAAGTACAGAAGAACTATTTGCATCTAGCCCAAGAGTACCACCAACGAAAGTCCCAGAAGCTCCGGCAGTCGTATATGTTATTAATGAGGTGACGCCAGTAGTTGAGCTTGTGATAATGAATCTACCATCAACTAAGCTCGCGACGCCGCCAGCCAATTCTGCGTTCAATAGTATTACAATTTCGTCAAAACTTGTGACAACTCGCAAATCTAAGCCTGTAATATTTTCTGTAGCGCCATCGATTGTGACATCGAAAGAACCATCAGAAACTTGCTGAAGAACTGGGATGACTGCAGCTTCGGTTATTTGCTCGCCCGATAAATTTGCAGCAGAAGCCGAGACATTCTCGTCAACCGCTCGCCAAAAACCAATAACAAGGACACCGCCAGAAGTAACGGGGTTAGGTGACTGAGCAAAATAAACTTGTGCAAACTTTGCCTCGTCTGAAGTACTACCGAAATCAGCCTCTACGCTTGCTGAATTAGAATATAATTGATACCTGTTCGCAGAGTTTAAAATGCCCTCTGTGTTACTCATAATACAAGTAACATTCATATTGTCGCGAGCTACAGATTTACCCTCTTCAATGAGGGATACTGTAATGACATTGCCTAAATCAGCCATTTTATATTATTCCTTTTTAATTATCGACTAAAAAATTGAATTGAGCTTCATCAAAGCGCAATGTTTCAATAGCATGAGTAATGTTGTAACCTATGTTTAAGGTTATTTCATATCTCTCATGATATGTTTTTCCCGCCAACTGCCGTAAATCGGTTATTGTGGAAAGTCTATGGATTGTAATTTTATGAGTTTTCTGAAGTGTCCTTGCCGCCTCAGTACTTTTTAAAACAGAAAAAAGATAGGCATTCTCTCTTGCCTTGTCTTTGTTTCCGTAAAAATTAATTGTGAATTGACCTAGCATCGCGGCGTTTATGGTCATTTCTTCTTTTACGCCGTCATATGTTTTTGTCCTACTCTGTTCTAAGGCTGGAGATAAATCATCTATTGTTATCAATAAGTCTTTTTGGTTGCTGGAAGCATTCTTACGTCCATCTTTAATACAGTCTTCACTTATGCCGAGTAAATCACGGACATATAATTTAAGCTGTTTTCTTGGGTTAATCATCGCCTTTCACCTCTTCGCCTACAGCTTCAAAAAAGCAATAATCTGTATAATTACCTTTATCAATAATTTTAAACTGAGTGCTATTCCAAGTGACGAAATAATTAATCTTAAGTTGGCTTGTGCTATGAATTAAAATATATTCTTTTGACCAATCAACGTTCTCAACGTTCAGGCTTTGCTTTTGCGCTGGCTGAATAACTGCAGGGATTATAACGTCCGTGCAGTTCTCGAACTCTTCGAAATCAACCGTAAAAGTACCTTTATCGGTAAATGTTACATCCTGCTCGAAGCCGTCAAGAGCGTCTGACATGTCAAGGATGCTCATTATTTGACCGCCCATGTTATCGACTGCCTAAGTGTGCCCACATCCACAAGAATATCCGATTTCCCCTTTTTCTTTTTAATAGTCTGCGGCTTTAGGGGAGCCCAAAAACCATAGCCCTCACTATCAAAAGCGCCAAAGATTATTTTTTGAGCTTTAACGCCGATCGAATCCATCGCGGCCTCAGCATCTTTACCTTTTTCAATAACCTCATTAAATTGTTTATTAATGAATTTATTCATCTTGTCTCTATTTACAAAAAATGGAGTCCTCAAGAATGACCGCATAGGGACGTCATCCGTTCCATACTCATGAATGGTGGCTATATCGACTACAGTTTTCCCGCCCTTGTAGATCCTCGCACCAGCGCCAATGACCCCAACTTTAACAGTAAGCCTCTTAGCTTTCTCAATGTTAGCCACTTGTTTTTGCATTGCTTCTGCCGCTTGTGCTGGTGTTCTCTTACTCATACAAAGAAACCACCCATTCGTTGTGATGCTATCCGCATAAATCTTTGACCATAAATCGAGGTGCTATAAAATAGAGTATTGCTACTTGAATCATTGCCAGGAGTGTAGGAGGTCGATAAAGCGGCCACACTCTTGCTTGCTATTGATTTGATCGGAGATGCCTTAGATTTGCTTTCTACAATCCACAAATGAGCAATTAAATTAAAAATTGCTTCGTCTGTACAGGCATTTTGCCCATAATCAAAACAGTAATAACAGTTCCATATAGGGTTAAGGCTCGCCCAATCTGCCTCAATAGCGGCGAGGTTAAGCTTTTTGTCATTTGCAAATCTTACTTTGAAGTCATCAAGTAGCGACATTTTAAACCTTTACGATTAAGCCTAATTCTATAGCGTGATTTAATTTAGCCATAAACATCTTGTCTGATTTGTTTTTATCAGGGATCTCGAAATTTTTATCAATATCTACGCCGAGAATGTGAAACGGGTTTGCGCATGTTTTTGAATAAGTATCGATCTTCACAACCTTTTGGGCTGATACGACCTTTGGAGCTTCTTCTGAAATCTTCTTTTTCTTAGCCATCTAATAAACCTTTTTGATTATATAGACCTGTAAGGAGTCTACCAGAAGTAGATTCAAGGATGTCTAAGCCAGCACAACGATACTGAGCGTCAACTTTCCAATGGAATGAACCAAGAGGGAAGATTTGACCAATCTCAAGAGGTGTAGGAAGTCTAAACTTCATAGTATCACCGCTCGCCTTGATCGCGCACGTTGCCGAGACAGCACCGATACCACCAGTGGCAGCACGGAATGAAGACATAAACGCAACGCCTGGGAAGTTAGCTTTAAGAGCCGTGAGTACAGTGTTTGAACCTGCGGCAGTGTTAAGCATTGTCTTCTGGAGCTTATTCAGGACATTGACCGGCATAATAACCATATCAGCCATATACTCTTGGGTATTGCTGACAGCGTTATGCTGATCGAGGATCAATGCACAAATTTCATCGTACATTTCCTGCGCGGTAAGTGTCGCGATTGCGCCGCCTGCCGAGCTTGTGCCAAAGATAGTGTTATTTAGTAAACCCT